TCTATATATACTACATCCATATAATTATTTGGAATCTGTTTTAGAAAATCATAAGATGACTTATTATGAACAGAACACCTGTTATTCAGTATAAATCTGTTTAATCTTTTTTCAGTCTCAGTTATAAGATGTTTAGATAAGTCAACACAATCTATATGTTTTATGTTTGGAAATCCTAAAACCATGTTTGCTGATTCGCCAATAAATGAACCTAATTCAACCCAGTTTTCTATTGGACTCTTTATGTCTAGTATATGTATTACCATATTTAGAAAACCGACCACTTGACTTGAATCATACATATTCCAGCACGGAAAGAATCTCACGGATTTCGATGGAAAATTTTGTTCCATATTAGGATTCTAACACATAGCTCCAGTACCTACTATCGTCTTTCTTTTGTAGAGCGTCCCAGTAAATAGAACGAGCAATATAAGAAGGAACTTTTAGCTTCCCACAATTAACACTCCAATGCTGCTCCATTTGTTTATACTTTTTAGTGCCTTCTCTACTCTTATTATATGTAAGATGCTCCATGTTGTAAAGCCTAAGTTGATGAACATCTCCACACAAAACTCTGCACTCATTAGGGTGAATCATTTCAAGAGCAAAACTAACTTTAGCCATGCCAAGACCCATAATTCTATCGACTATTGAGTCTCGTTTCCTAACGTGATACTTCTTAGTTGTCAAATAAAAATCTTTTGGGTTTTGCCAGAACTGCTGACTAAAATTCCAAATATATTTGGTACGATTATTATGGAGACCAACACCGGACGTTGCTAATTTTTGTCTCAGTATTTCCTGATCATCAATCCATTCATTAAAATTCTTAATGGCTTGATAACCGGAACAATTACCTTTCCAAGTAGTGTGAACAGAGCAATAAGCAAAGAGATAACGCCTAAAAATATCAGCGGTATTCTGTGGTCGTACACTCTCCCAGTATTCTTTATATGAGACAATCTTTTCTCTAGGGAAGTTTGTAAAAAATTCATCAGCCTTGCTCCTGCAATAATTGGTTTTCTTTTCGGTCTTTTCCAAGAGAGTATCCATTGTATGCTCCAAAATTAGTAAATCGACAACACTACCGATTCTACACTGTTAGTATCGGCTTGTCAAGACCTGTTTCTTTAGATTGTTCTGCTGCTACCGTGTAAGATTTTAAAAGTTGGAAAGCGTAAAGACAAACCTCCATCTTGGTTTTTACTCTCGGTAAAGTATTGAACCGTGATAATCTGTCCAAGAATTTTTCTAGGATTCTTATAGAATTCTTGACGCTGTTCAATACTAAATCCACTACCAACACGCACGCTATACCCCTTGTGATTAATAGTTACACAACTTAACATGGTTTCTTCATGCTCTTTACCATTTAGAATATATCGAAACGGACCCATTTCTGTGTCTACCACTTCATATTCATCATCAAAGAAACTTTTATACTTTAGTAAATCCTTGCTTCTTTTACCCTTATATGGAGCATCAGATCGAAGCATAACACCTTCCCATCCCAATTTATCTGCTTTAGCAGTCCATTCGGCAAAATGATCATCATCAGCAATAAATTCTTGATCTAGAACAGAAAGACATGGACATTCGTTGTTCCTCATTTGATAGCACAAACTTTTATAGCGATAAGAATATGTGTTACTAGGATTCCCTTTTTTGCTATAAAATTCATCATGACTAATCATATCAAAAATCTTATACGATGGATTTGGAATAGTATGATCTTTCCTCTTGAGTTGCTTCATAATTCCCTGAAAATCTTCGTTACCATCTTCGTCAACAAGACAAAGCTCACCATCAAGCACTACATTAGAGATACCAAGAGCCTTAATGCCACCAGCAACAACATCGAGAGTATCAAAACTCTTTCCTGTACGGGAGTAGAAAGTAGTGCTACCATTATCATCAACAATAGCAATACATCTAGCACCGTCAATTTTGCGACTAACATACCAACCGTCCTTCCAATCTACAATATCTGGATCATATTTATCAGCAAGTGCGACACTAAACTCTGGAATATGATCTGGAATAGCCTTATTAATAATCTTATCTCCAGCCCTTGTCTTCAAATCTTTATCAATGATACAATGAATAAGTTCTTCAATATTGGATTTATTCGAGTGAGCATCTATAAAGGAGTTTATTGCTCCAATAGCATCATGACCCGTAATAACACGATTCTTTAAATCATTCAGCAAATCAAAGAAATTTTTGTATGACTTGCCTCTAAGAAAGTTTTTCTTTTTTAGATTGTCGCTAGTAACATTATACTGCCAAAGAGGATGATATGTATAGAGCAGAATTTTTTTAGCAAAATTTGCGGCCTCACTATTGTGGTTGCAATAATCCTCAATAATTCCTTGCTTGTCAATAGTGCTGCTAGTTGCCCTAAGATCGCGTACCATTCCCCAAACATAATTAAAATCGTGAATCATTCCAATAGTCTCCTGTGTTTCAACCATCATAGCATACAACAAGCCGCTTGTCAAGTATCGTCATTTGCTGGTTGCTAACTTAAATCAAAAATCGTCAATGTGTCGTACTTAGATTGATGAATATAGATCGTATTAATATAATTACTAAAATATTTTTTATAATTATGCTTATAAAAGTATTCATCACAATATTTAGTTATGGTTTTATTAAAATTTGGATTTTTGTCGTGTGTTTCTACTATACAAACTTCAGGACTATGTTGGGATATGTCATAATTTTTAAGAACTTCTATCTCATAGCCTTCTACATCAAGCGATAATAAATTATATTTTGATATATCTGATAATATATTATTTAAAGTTTTAACCTTGATCTGTATAAATTCTTTATTTGGCATACTGTACATACAAGAGAATTCATTATCTAGATATAGTTTAGCGATGTGGTCGGATGATCCCGCCGCACATTCATGCAAAGTATATGATTTAATTGGTTGACAATTTTTTTTCAAAGATTCTATCGAGATAGGATTTGGTTCAACATAAATACCATACCAATTATTTCCTTTAAATAATCTATATGTATTACTATACGTTATACCATCAAACGCTCCAACATCAACAAAAATTTTTTCTTTGGATTGTGAATATATTTTTTTGAATAGTTCCCAATAGATAAATTCTGGAATTTGAATAAATTCTGTATCAAATAGTTTAGGCACTTCAGGCACCGACTTGGGTTTTATTGATATGTGGCAACTGATCTGTTTCAAAAATAAATCCATGAGGCAGAAAAAACTCTGTTATCTTTGAGAAAGAATCTTTTTCTATATCAAAAACCAATAGTTTCCTTGGGGTGCTTGCAAAGTAAGAAACAACAGTCTCATGATGATTGTACCACTCTTCTTTCCATAAGTTAATTATTTGATTAGTATCATCAATATCATACGCCTGTTTATGATATTCTATATACGGAATTTGAGTTTGTAATTTTTTTGTAAAACCATATTTCATTGGAGAAAAATCACACATATGTTTCATTCTACTAGATATCCAATTATCAACATTTCTTGTATTTAAAATAAATTTACTATTTGGATAATGAACATCTAGTAAGTCAAAATAATCTTTTGATATTGAGACAAAATTAATTTTTTCATTTTTTGTTCTAAAACATTCCATATCACTATAAACAGAATAGGACTCGTATCCCTCTAATGGTTTTTTACCAGATAAAATATTATCATGAATATCTCTTGCAAGATACCCTCGATTCCAATGTATACTAGTAATTAATGGGGAACAATAATTGTTAAATAATTCATGAAACGAATTAGTGCCACACTTATTAAAGCCTATAAGAAAGATTCTCAGCTTGTCTTGCATAATGATATAGTTTTATTTATAATTCTGTTTTTAAAATAAGTATCATGTGTTTCACCAGTTAAATTAAACATATAGTCAACAATATAATTTAAAGACTCTTTACTCCATTGTTTTTCGTGTCTTTTATGATATAAAAATGGACAATGGATTCTATAAATTGGTATATTTTGTTGAACAGCCAAGAATGGCAACCACCAGTCCCAACCACATAATCCTATGCAAAAATTATCGTCCTGTGGAACAATTATATCGTTTAAAATAAAAAAATCTATTCCGCCATCATTGATTGATAAATTAGTATTAAAATTATCATCGTAATTAAATCTATGTCCTATAACAATTCCATTTTGTGAAGTTTCTATAATTTGATTCCAAAATGAAGTATTTGTATCAATTTCTATATCACTATTAATTAATACAAACTTTTGATAATATTTTTGTGCTGTGTGTACAATATCATGAATAGCATGTGTCTCTTTGCCAAATCGAGATACTGATCTTAAAAAAACAGATTGTGTATTTTGAACAGTAATTTCTTTGTCAATATTTTGAATGTTATATATTTTACTAGCATAGTTATCCCATGAAGTATAACGATTATCTTTGTTAGTGTAAAAAGAGGTAAAAAACGGCAATTGGTATTTATTCATCTTCTTTCCTATCAATCCAGTATTGAATAAGATCTTTATTATTTTCGTTTATTATATTAATTTCTAATACTCCATCATCGTTATAGAATAAATTAAAAACACCTGAGATATATGCGCTTCTTTGACCATATTTTCTGTTTTCTTTAGCTCCATGTTTTAAATGAAGTATGTTAGCATCTGGTAAATAAGATATTTTGTTTAAAGAAGATACAGATAGTGCATTTTTTTTATATTCATTCCAATTTTTTCTAATAAGACTACATCTTGGACCCATTAAAAATTTTTGACAATCGGAGGGCGGATCATAGTTATCAATAAATGAAGCCCAAAATAAAGTATCACCATGTCCTGTTATGCCGTGATCAAAAATTCCACCAAGCTTATGAAAAAACTCTCTATCTATTGCAGTACAATATCCTGTGTGATGAATTAATAATTCTATCTGTTCATTATTTTTAATAGCTTTAATAAAAGAATACTTTAATGTATTTATATCTATATCTTTTTGTTCAGTAATAGAATCTATATCCCTATATGAGTAATCCATATTATGAACTAAATAATTAGTTTCTAATAGTTTTCTTGTGTTATTTATCCAATTTGAGTCGGAACACACGATATCCGAATCCATAAATATAATCTTGGTAAATTTACTTGGAATAATCTTTTCTGCTATATTCCATAGATTTTCTTTAGAAAATAAAACGCTGTTTGATCTGACGACATGCGCATTTTTTATGACAGGATATTGATTTGGATAAATTAATTCAACAGTATAATATGGTATACTGTATTTATCAAATTCTTTTTGAATAATTTGTATATTTTCTAGCGGCTTATGATATTTTAATGGATTAAAATAGCACATCGCTATGCAAATATCGTCTGCTAGTAATTTACTATAGCCATTATATTGTAATATCATACTGTTGTTACTTTGTAAGAATGGAGGCGAGGGGAGTCGAACCCCTGTCCTATCAATAGATCCATATACTTTCTACAAGTTTATTTCGTTTTTTATCAGACTAATCAAACTCCAACGAACAGGATTTTGTTTAGACTTTTCAACCTATTAATCTTAGTTAAGATAAGTTGACCATCTTAACCCAGCAGGATTTTACGACAATCTTTTAGACGCTCCCTGCATCGCTTCCTAAGATTGTTACTGCTTAATTAAGCAGCAAGGGCTAACTGATGACTGCCAGTTAAAGCATTT